ATGAAAACTTAATAGCACCCGACGAAGTCGTTTTAGTAAACGGTACCCAATCAGGGGCAGATGCCATTAAATTAACAGAAAAGAAGAAAAGAGCATGGCAACATGATTACTTTACATCAGCACTTCCTTGGACACAAAAAGGCCCAGAAGCAACATTACCTTTAGGATCCACTGCTCCTATTACTTATCAATCAGGAGGAGCTAATTATTTAAAAAATAAATCAACAGGAGCAATTATTGGTTCTTTCGATTCCTCAGGAACACCAATAGAAACAGACGGAGCTGGAGAATTTAGATCAATGCTACCAGCCGCAACTGATATTAACTTTGACAATGCAGATTCATTATCAGCAAATTTATCAGGCGCAACAGCGGCATCAATCAACGAACTTAGGAGAGCCTTCAGACTTCAAGAATGGCTAGAAAGAAACGCTAGAGGCGGTACAAGATATATAGAAATTATTATGGCACACTTTGGCGTTACATCATCAGACGCTAGACTTCAAAGGCCAGAGTTCCTTGGTGGATCATCAACCCCTATCACCATTAGTGAAGTGTTACAAACCTCTGATAACTCAGGCGGAGCCGACGGCGGTCCCCAAGGTAACATGGCCGGACATGGTGTATCAGTGGGATCCTCAGATTACATAAACTATAAATGTGAAGAACACGGCTATATTATGGGATTAATGACTGTTATGCCTATGACAGCTTATCAACAAGGTATACCTAAACACTTTTCAAAATTCGATAAATTCGATTACTATTGGCCCTCTTTCGCAAATATTGGCGAACAAGCAATTACAAATCAAGAGATTTATTACCAAAACGCAGTTGCAGACGACGCAACATTTGGATACACACCTAGATACGCCGAATACAAATATATACCTTCTACTGTTCACGGAACTTTCAGAACATCCCTGGACTTCTGGCATATGGGTAGGATCTTCGGATCAGCTCCAGCGCTAAACCAAGATTTCATAGAATGTGACTCAACGGAAGTTTCAAGAGTCTTCGCAGTTGAGGACGATACGGTGGAGCACCTATATGTCTATTTACATAATGAAGTAAAAGCTACAAGACTAATGCCTTACTTCGGAACACCAACCATTTAAAATTATAACTATGGCTTATAAAAAAAGTAAAAAAATTAAAAAGAAAGCAAAGAAATTCAATTTCGGAGTTAAAAAACAAAAATCAAAGTCTAAAAAATATAATGGATTCCGAGTTTCACGAGGAGGAATCAGGCTCTAACATTAATTAGATCTAAAATTGCTTACAGCAAATGGCACAGTGTTGGAAACCCTTTAATGTCAAAAGAAAAAACCTAGATATGCATGGTCAAAATCTCATGCAATCGGTACCATGCGGAAAATGCATACCTTGTAAAAAACGTAGATCTTCTAATTGGTCTTTCAGACTAACAGAAGAAGCAAAAGTATCTTCTTCAGCATGTTTCCTTACTTTAACTTATGAAACGCCCCCCACAACAAAAATGGGTTTTCATACTTTAAAAAAGAGAGACTTCCAAACATTCCTTAAAAGATTAAGAAAACTTGTCCCTGTTAAAATGGTGGACAATAAAAATGTTAATAAACTCAAATACTACGCCTGTGGCGAGTATGGAACTCAAACTCATAGACCTCATTATCATGCTGTCATCTTTAATCTTCCTCATAGCATTATCGCTAATCCTCAGCAAATATCCGACACCTGGAAGAACGGCCATATTCATATTGCTAACAATAATATTAAAACTATCAATTATGTTGTAGGTTATATGCAGAAAGGTAACTTTACTCGCTTAAATACTTTCGACGATAGACTTCCAGAATTTAGCCTTATGTCAAAAGGCATGGGAAACGCATACCTTACCCCTCAAATGATTCAATATTACAGATCAAGAAAACTTTTCTGTATTACAAAACAAGGAGGGGATATTATATCTATGCCCCGATATTACAAAAATATTATATATACAGACAAAGAATTAAAAGAATTATACAATATATGGCTAGAAGAATATAATCATAACTTTCTAGAAATGTCAGAAACTCACGAAGCAGAGAGAAATAAAGTAGAACACCATAAAGCGCTTCAACTTAAACATGAAAAACATTATAAACTTAACAGAATAGCATTATGAAAAAACGTACAACTAAACCTAAATTAGTATTTAGAACACAATACAATTCAAAACCTTCTAAAGGTAAAAAAATGGATCCGGCCGTGTTAACACAACCGGATCAAAATATGTCAATAAGAGAATTATTGGATAAACATTCAAGAGGTTTACCCCTTGGAGTAAACGAAAACAAAGGAGAATATTTCGATACCGAAATCCCTAGATTCGACGATATACTCGACGCTGTCGAATACAAAAAAATGCTTGCTCAAAAGCATAAAGAACTTGAGGCTCAAATAAAAGCCGATCAGGAAAAAGCAAAAGCAAAATCTGCGCCTACATTAGCAGACAAAACACCGGAAGTTAGTACAGATCTTCGATCTGACGAACTGAAAGGTGGAAAAAAGGCCTGAAAAGGCCGCAGCACTAGTACTACTTGATATACTAGTGCTAATTGACACTAAAAAATAAAAAAACCCGCAAATAAAGGAGGTACGACGCAAAAAAAGGGTAAAAAAAAACAAAAATGTCAATTAAATAAAAAAAAAACACTATATTAGTACCACAACAGAGGTACAATCATAATATAAATTATGGTTCAAATTAATTTAAAAACACTAAACTAATGAACACAAAAAATTTTAAAACAGAACAAGAAAAACAACATCAGGACAAATTGCGATCAATCATTCTTCAACATTGCGTACAATGTCACCAACAACTAGATCTATTACAATTAAGACTAGTAAACTTTGACGACTTAATACAAGGCGTACAAAATACAATAAGTTTGACAACAAAACAACTATCAGACTTACCTTCAGAGTTCCCCGCCCCTACTTTCGAACCAGCAGGAAAACCAACTAAACTTAAAAAAGTATAATGGCATTCTTCGGATCATTAGCAAAAACAGCAGTTAAAGGAGCAGGATTATCACTTGGAGGAATCGGAGGAGCTTTAGTATCAGGTCTCTTTGGACTTGGTTCAAATCTATTATCAAATAGAGGTGCTTTAAGACGTCAACAGCTAGCAGATCAGCAAAATATAAGATTCTGGGAAATGCAAAATGCATACAATACCCCAGCAATGCAAATGGCCAGACTCAAAAAAGCAGGCCTAAATCCAGCGCTCATATACGGTAGCGGTGCAACCAATACCGGAGTTGCTGGAGCTGTCGCACCTTCAAAACCAGCACCTTACAATATTAAAAATCCTGTACCCTTACAAGCTATGATGTTAAATGCACAAATAAATAATATTAATGCTCAAACTGATAAAACAAATGCAGAAACTGCAAGAACTTTAGGTCTTACACCACACCAGGTTAATAAATCACTATCTGACGCAAATCAAGCAAGACATAGAGCGGTTTTAGCTAAAATAGAATCAGAAGTAGCATCAGAACAAAAACAAGATAAAATAAATGAACTTGCACAAAAAGTATTAATTCTTAAAGAACAATACAAATTAGAAGAGGCAAAAGCTACATACAAAGCAGGTATGTATAAATTAAACATGAATCCAGATACTCCAGTATATAATTCAATATATCAAACAATCTTTGGATCAACAAAAGACTTCATTCAAAATAAATTACCAGATCATATATCAAATTGGTCTGGAGTAAAATGGAATAAATAATTAAATAATAAATAAATAAAACTATGAGTATATTTAGCAAAGTGGCTATGCCACGACCACCTTCAAACACATTTGACCTATCACATTCAAGAAAATTCTCAGGATTCATCGGAGAAATCATGCCTATAAACGTCATGGAATGCGTACCAGGAGACAAATTTAGTATCAAATCAACAAACCTAACGAGATTCGCTCCGCTAATCACGCCTGTTATGCATAAAGCATCGGTATACTGTCATTACTTCTTTGTACCAAATAGAATACTATGGAACAATTGGGAAACTTTCATCGCAGGATCCGTTGACGGACAATACCCAAATTCAGATCCAGCAGATCCAGCATTCTCAGAACCAGCATTTCCAAAATTAGATATCGTTACAACGGCAGGAAAAGCAACTTCTTCCTTAGCTGATTACTTAGGACTACCAACTACTGAAGTTGGAGGAGTTATACCAAATATTACAGATGTATCAGCATTACCATTCGCCGCATACCAAAAAATATATAACGATTATTATAGAGATGAAAACTTAATAGCACCCGACGAAGTCGTTTTAGTAAACGGTACCCAATCAGGGGCAGATGCCATTAAATTAACAGAAAAGAAGAAAAGAGCATGGCAACATGATTACTTTACATCA